TAATATAATATATAGATATAGATATAATATGCGTGTGCGCGCGAGAAAAATTTATGTTTGCTCTCGTGAGATTGTACCAACAATCTTATACATCTGTAGTATGTCTTTTTTCTTTACCTCGTAATCTGGATAGTAAGAGTTAAGAGCAACGAGATTGTAGGTTCCGCTTTTATCAGTTAAAAGTGCTCTACGAATAAACCAATCAGAGCCGGTGAAGAACAAGTATATTTGCCCAGGCATGATGTTATTAGCTTCTTGCAAGAAGATGATATCGCCAAACATATATCTTGGCTCAGCATCGTATCTAAGATAATGGATACCTACACACCCAGAGAAGTAAGGCACGGATACATACTCGATGACAGGGTAATTACCAGCGTTGAGGCTGGCGGTAGAATTAGCCGAGATATTCAGTACTGGTTGCTGTTCGGTTTTTATGCCTATTCCGAAGATGTCTTTACCGAGTATCTGTGTTATCTCTATAAGATAGCCGCGCTTAAACATCTTAACGTTTAGCCTTGATGATAGAGCCTGCGGGGTTATCCCCCACTCTTCTGCAAGCCAAGCAAGGTTAATATGATTATCTTGCAGGGCTTTTCTTACTTCATTTCCATCCATAAGCTACTTTGTTAATCGGTCTATAATATCCGTCATCTGATGTATCTGTTTTTGAGATGTGGCAACGACTTCTATTAGATGGCTTTTCTGTTGCTGTGATGTTTCCAACTCTCTCGTTAACGTAGATACCGTTTCCGTTAGCGTGGTGACGTTATCTTTCTTGTCACAGGTATTTGTACCACCATAGTTGTTTTGGACGTCTATATGCCCGTTATTATCGTTTTGCCCTCCGAAAGTAACATCTCCAGAGTTGGTGGCAATAGACTGGTCACCCGAGGCTGTAACCTGTACTGATTTTGGTGCGTACTTAGTTCCATTGTAAAAGAAGTCCATAGACACATCAAGCACATCGCATAATTTTTCAAGGAAGCCTGTTTTTACGTCAGAAACTTTTAGGGCTTTTGAAAAATTCTGCTGCGACATCTCCAATTTCGATGCTAAATCTTTGAATTGGAGGCGTGTATGAGCCAAAATATATTTCAATTCATCTCCTGTCATTTGAATGATAATTTAATTATAAACTTAATGTATGTTAAAAATAAACCAAATATTTGTTTTAATCAACCAAGTAGTTTATCTTTGCCACAGATTTCTGAAACAAAGATATAAATAAACTTTGAAATAAACAAAAATAAACAATACCTCAAACGGGGTAAATTAAAAAAAGACTTGAATATGAAAGCAACAAAATTACAGTACAGCACACGAGAGATAAATCGAGACTTTAAGATTAAAGTTTACGGATATACGGAGGAAGGCAAGAAGGTTGATAAGCTGGTAGGAGTTTCAGGGCTCATCCTTCTGATAGGAACAGAGCATGCAAACAAGCAGATTGAGAGAGCTTACAAATCAGGTCAAGATAAATGCGTATGCAAATTACGTAGAGGCTTAAAGGTAACTTATTACGCACACTAATTAACCACTATACAGGGTGTTCAGTTAAAGGCTGATACTTGGTTCAAGTCCGAGACACCCACAGCGCAGAGAGTACAGATTTTCGGGGAAACCCTTTGAGCCATCTCTCAAAAATAAAAATGACTGAAAGCGGGTGGTTTAGAATTGTACCACAACAATCGGGCGAGGTGAGCCTTAATCACCAAGGCAAAAGAGTATGAGGCTCGATGGTGGTTCGAATCCACCTTTGCCACGAAGGCTACGCATAATGTAGCGGTTCCCCTGCCTGATGGGGCTGTAAATTGCAGGATTGAAATAATATCCAAACATAGCGATGAAGCAGAGGCCAACCGTAGAAGCAAGCAGCCCTATAAGGGTCGAGGCAAGCAGCGGGGAAGAAAGTAACAAGGAGCTAAGTAACAAAATAGGCTGGCGTCGTTGAACTCGACAGCATAGTGCGAAGAATAGTAACACAAACAGACCGTAGTAGGTTAGCCAGTCACAAGTATTATTAATTAAAATCAAAATAGTTATGGAAGAAAAGAAAAAGACTACTGATGTAGCAGAGTTACAGAAAGAGAATGAAGAGTTACAGAAGAAGGTCGAAGAGCTTACGAGCCGATTAGAAGTCGAAGAGACCCTAAAGCAGGCTTACAAAAAGTCTGCTGATGAGTATAGAGAATACTGGATGAAGAATGTAGGGAAAATTAAAAAGATGAAAGAGGATATCGAAGATGTCCAGAAGTTAACAAAGAAACTCTTAGAAAGATGGTAGAAGAGAATAAACCTGTCATGCCTACCTTAAAGAGGATGAAGGTAGGAGATACGGAGCTATGGCCGATAGAGCGTCTGGATGTGGTAAGAGTTACTACAGGGCGTATTTCTGCGATAAAGCGACGTGAAGGATGGAAATTTCAGATGAAGACTTTGGGGCTGGTGGTAGAAGTCACCAGGACAGCCTAAAGCTGTACTATCTGAAGCAGAACACCGTCTGATACTGGAGTACTGCAAAGGCTATTCTGATAAGGAAGTAGCCGATAAGTTGTGCAAAAGCTATTGGACGGTGAAGACGCAAAAGAAAACAATCTACAGGAAACTTGGTATATCGAAAGATACCGAGCTGTTATGGTGGATGGTTTGTGCGAGGTTAAAGATAAACTTTGACCTCAAGGAGATACGAAAGCATGGTATCGAGATACTCTTTAGTTTGCTTTTCGTTGTTCTGCAAGTAACGAACAACGGAGGAGATTTACGAAGATGTAGGATGTCGAGACGTGCGAGAACTGAAATAAGGTCAAGAAATGGGAAACTACATGATTACGGATAGTGAAAAGCTCTTGACCATAATGCGAGTAATGAATAGTAAAACATTTGGATTGAGGTTCAGCGAGAAGATAGTAGGAGGTCGTGCCAGACTGGAAAGACTAATCACTGCTGGAAAGATTAGAGCCGAGAAGGGCAACGGAGAAGCTCAGAACGGCAAATGGTTGGTTAACGCTGCCGATGTCCTACGATATGCAAGAGCAAAATGAAAACAAGGAAGATAAATAAAAACAAGGTTGTTAGTTGGCTTGACGGACAGAGTGAACTCTATACCAAAATCATGGAAGAGCCAGTAACGAGGGGTACGGTGCTATTAGTTAATATGATAGCTATCTGTATTATCATTGCTGCGATAGCTGCTGGAGGTGCGTTAATCATTTCTGCAGGGGCTACGCTTTGTGCAGGCTATCTGGTAAGGAGATTAAACAGGAGAAACGAATAGCTTTCACTTTTGTGAGAGTCTTTTTTTTAGTTTATTTTAAAGTTATTATTTGGAAGGTGCAGCAGGGTGCGGGCAAGTGATTGTCTGGGAGGTTCGATACCGCCGTACCTACGATTTTTAATTAAATAAGCGTATGGATAAATTAAATTTTAGAACCTTACATGCAGACGAGATTGAGTGTAGGGTCGGAGCAGTTACGGATGGCAAGGGGTGCAGCCTTCTGATGTACAAGAATGCGAGAGTAGACATGACGCTACTTGATGAGGTTGTCGGACCGGAAAACTGGAAGCGCAGCCATGAATTGATTAACGGCAGTCTATTCTGTACGGTAGCCGTGCGATCTGATAAAGGCGAGTGGGTGACAAAACAAGACGTAGGAACCGAAAGCTACACAGAGAAAGAGAAGGGGCAAGCGTCTGACGCCTTCAAGCGTGCTTGTGTTAACTGGGGCATAGGGCGAGAGTTATACACGTGTCCGTTTGTCTGGATTAATCTAAAGGAAGACGAATGGAAGTCCGGGTATAATGGAAAGCGACAGCCAAAACCGAGATTTGTCGTGTCGTCTATAGAGTATGATAACCAACGTAAAGTATCCTTTATCGAAATCAAGGATGATAAAGGAGTGGTACGTTATACTTGGGGTAACTCAAGCAAGTTAGATGATGTGCGTGCAGAGGCTATCGACAGAGTAAAGAGAGCTACGACACGGAAGGAGCTGGAGGATACTTATAATCTCTATCCGGGTCTAAAGAAAGACCCTGTATTTGTTGATGCGTGCACGAAGCAGTCAAAGAAAATTGAAAAAGCAGCGTAACTATGGAAAAGAATATATTACATAAAGACTTTCGTAGAGACTTTATCGAGCTTTTGTTAGATGCAGGCTTTAATGATGAAGAAGCAAATAAATTAGTTTCAAGCAAGTAAAAGGATAAACTAAAGATAGAAGTTGTTAAACGCCTTAAAGAAGTAACATCTTTAATCGAGAAAGAGGAATATGACAAGGTTAAAGAATGCTTAGCTTTTTCACCATCTGGAGATGGATATGGATGCAACAATAACTATATAGATTTTTCATATCTTTTCCCTGCAGATGATGAATACGGGAACAGATATATTAATGACTTAGGCGATGTTATTAACGAATTATCAGAGTGAAGTAAGATGAAAAAAAAGATAGAATTAAAGAAAAGTCCTGTCATCTTTGATGAAGGTGCACATACGTACACTTTGGATGGTGTGCGATTGAGTGGTGTAACGGCAATTGTCAAGTGGATGTTCCCAGACACCTATAAGGACATCCCGCAGTCTGTATTGGAGAAGGCAGCCGAGCATGGTTCGCTTATTCACAAGAAGTGCGAGCAATACGATAATTGCGGTTTTGGAGATGATTTGCCAGAGGTTAAGGAGTATGTAAGGCTAAAGAAAGAAAACGGGCTTACAACGGCTGAAAACGAGTATCTCGTAGATGATGGAAAGAATATAGCTTCGAGTATTGATGTTGTCTTCGATGAGGACGAGAAAGGCTGCTATCCGCTGGCTGACATTAAGACTACGAGCAAGATACACAAAAACAATGTATCGTTGCAGTTGTCTATTTACGCTTATCTGTTTGAGAAGTGTAACAAAGGCAAGAAGGCTGGACGATTGTTTGTTGTCTGGCTGCCAAAAGAACAGTACGGAAAGGCGGAACTGATGGAACTTAACCGTATCAGTGCAACGGATTGTAAGAAGATAGTTAAGGCATACCTCGCAAAGGAAGATTCAACACCATACAGAGAGAAGTATTTCGGAGCTAAAGAGACTTCTACAGAATTAGAGCCTATCGAGGAGGCTTTACCAGCCACGCTGAAGGATGCCGAGGACGAGATTATCAAAATCGAAACCCAGCTAAAGCAGATGGAAGAGAGAAAGAAAGAGCTGAAAGAAGGCTTATACAATCTCATGGCAGAGCACAACGTAAAGAAGTGGCAAAGCGAACGAATACAGATAGTTCGTAAGCTGGATAGCACACGTGAGAGTATAGATACGGCAAAGGTAAAGAAGATGTACCCGGATGTATACAAAGAGTGCTTGAAAGTGTCAAAAGTCAAAGGAAGTATAACGATTAGCGTATTATGATATGGCACGGAGTAAGAATTCAGTTAGCCTTATAGGCGTAGTTGGAAAGGATGCCGAATTACGGCAGACGCAACAAGGTGTACATTATGCACAGATTTCACTTGCAACGTCTACTGGTGGCTACAAGAAGAAAGATGGTACGGATGTACCAGAGGTAACACAATGGCACCGTATTGTAGCATGGAATAACCTTGCAGACTTTGCGGGTAATTACGTAAAGAAGGGAATGAAGATAGCCGTAGACGGAATGATTACCTACCGAACGTATAAGAACCAGCAAGGGGTTGATGTGTATACGACGGATATTGTCGTAGATAGTATAGTATTAATGACTATACCACAGGGGCAACAGCAGAATGTAGGAGCAGCCCCAGCGCAGAATGTAGACCCGCAATGGCAAAGGGTTGTGCAGCCTTATGGAGGTTATACACAACCTCAACAGGCTACAGTTCCACAGCAGCCTGTACAGCAGAAACCAGCTAACAACCAACAGGGAGGCTATACAAAACCAAATACAGGTGCACCGTTCCCACCCGCCCCCGAAGATGATTTACCATTTTAATGAAAGTTGTAAAAGTTGAGAAGAAAGATGGTCGGGTTTCGTTAGATACGGATCTCGACTTTCTTTTTTCAACGTTGAAGAATGGTAGCTATTCACTGATTTTAAAACGTGTTAGTGAGAAAAGAACGATAAATCAAAACGATTTAATGTGGATGTGGTTTAAGTGTATCGAGAATAGCACTGGAACGGAGAAGAATGACATCTACATGTATTACTGCAAGAAATTCTTGTGCAAAGTCATCCGAGTTGGCGAAAAGGTAGAGAAGGTGTACGAAACATCATCTATGCTTAATACAACACAGATGACAGAGTTTTTGAACAAGATACAGGCGGATGCAGCAAGTGAACTTGGTATAATGCTACCTATACCAGATGATAGGTACTTTGAGGCTTTTTATCAGCAATATAATGTCTAAATTAAAACAAGTGAAATGGACTTTAAGAAAATTCAATTAACAAAGCAGAATACGCTTAATGTGGTGTATTCTAATCGTGATGGAGATACCATTACGATGGTAGGTGCTAACATTGTGCACAAGGACTTCAAGGAGGCGATTAAAACCCTCGTTCCCCATCTGGCTATGTTGACAGAACAGAGAGAGGCGTATAATAACACTCTGGAAGAACTGGAGGAGCAAAGAAGCTGGGAGGAAAAGAGTATCTTTACTCGAATGTCTGTTGGTTCTGTAACGTTTAGTGGCGATGAGGTCATTGTAACTGGTACTCGTGTACTGGACCGAGGAGACGTAATGAACCTAAATGCACCGAAAATATCCACAGTAGACGATGAAAATTATAGGTATCTGTCGGAGTTGTCTTTAGCTATTGACAATGTGAAGTATGAAGCCGAGCAGTATGTTAATGAGCGTAAATGGGGCTTGAAGCAAGGCGAATTAAATTTCGATGAAGCAGGCGATCCGTTTGCAGGAGTTGAGGCTGGAGAAGTGCCACAGGTATCTATCGAGGTGCACGCTACGGGAAAGAAAAAAGGAAGGAAAAAGAAAACAGAAGTAGCTTAAAGAATTATGATGCGTCTAAATATAATGACGTTTACCTTAACTCCTAACTGCTACAAGGTAGTTTTTAATTACCAGCCTTTATTGGTGGCATGTGTGAAAAGAATACCGTCAGCTCGTTATAGGGCTGACGGTAAATTTTGGGAAGTCTCGCCTACTGATGAGAACTATTTAAGGCTAATGGCAGACTGGGCTGTACAACGCCGTCTATGCAATAGTGTTCAGTGGTTGAAAGACGAGGAGCCAGTAGAGTGCTACGAGATACCAGAGATGCCGAAGCTGGAAGTAGAGCATAATATGACGCTTGAACCATACGAATACCAGAAGGAAGGTATAGCATACGCACTGGAGAAGAAAAGGTGCATAATGGGAGACGAACCGGGACTTGGAAAGACGGCACAGGCTATTGGTACGATGACAGCGAGCGGAGCATGGCCAGCACTGGTAATATGCCCAGCGTCACTAAAAGTAAACTGGCAGAGAGAGTTTAAGAAGTTTGGAGGCGTACAAGCTGTAATACTAAGCGATGCCAATAGAAATACATGGCAGCTATTCTGGCAGTCACGCAATAATGCAGGAGAGCCTTTGGCAAAGGTCTTCATTACGAACTATGAGAGCTTGAAGAAGTACTTTGTTAAGAGAGTAAAGAGCCAGCAACGATTTACGCTAAAGAGTGTTGAATTTGACGAGAGGATAAATCTATTTAAGTCAGTCATAATTGATGAAAGCCACAAATGCAAATCAAGTAAGACACAGCAAAGTAAATTCGTGCAGGGTATTGCTAAGGGTAAAGAGTTTGTACTGGAGTTGACAGGTACACCTGTAGTGAACAACAATACCGACCTTATACAGCAGCTTAATATTATGGAGCGTCTGGAGGACTTCGGAGGATATACTAAGTTCAAAGAAAGATATTGCGCAGGCGAGAACCAATCAAGCCAGTTAAAGGAACTTAACTACTTTTTGAATAAGTTTTGTTTTTTCAGAAGGCAAAAGAAAGATGTATTGAAATGGCTACCCGATAAGACACGTTCATATCTGGTAGTTGATATTGAGAATAGGAAGGAGTACAACGAGGCAAAACGAGATGTTATCCAGTATCTAAGGGAGTTCAAGAAGGCTGATGATGATAAGATACAGAGAGCTATTCGAGGGGCTGTAATGGTAAAGATGGGTATCTTAAAACAGATATCATCAAAGGGAAAGATTAAGGCAGCTATTGACATCATTCATAACACTATAGATGGAGGCGAAAAACTGATTGTGTTCTGTTTTCTAAAGCAGGTTGTACAGGAGTTAAAAAAAGAGTTTCCAAAGGCTGTTACGGTTACGGGTGATGATGATGACAGGGCAAAGCAACGAAGTGTTGATGCTTTCCAACAAGACCCCGACACGAAACTGATTATACTTAACTATCGAAGTGGTGGTACTGGTTTAACGCTTACAGCAGCCTCTAATGTGTTGTTTATCGAGTTCCCTTGGACTTATTCAGATTGTTGTCAAGCGGAGGATAGAGCGCACAGAAACGGACAAAAGAATGCTGTTACCTGTACATACTTACTGGGAAAGGAAACGATAGATGAGTATATGTATCAACTCATACAGACGAAGAAGGATATAGCCAACGGAGTTACTGGTACGATTGATAATGTAGAAGAAAAGAAGGTTAACACGCAGCAGATGTTGTTAGATGCAGCCTTCGATATGTTCAAAGGAGAATATTAATATGCAAAATAAAGAAGAAGATATACAGGCTACTACGATTATAGTAGGTTTAGGCTGTGCGGTAATGTTAGGCTTTATCGTAGGTGTGTTAATGTGTTTAATATGTAGTGTATTATGAAGCCATTAACGGAGAGCCAAATCCAAAAGCAGTGTGTAGAGTGGTTCCGAAAGACTTATCCGAGTATCGAACCATTGTTTTTTGCAGTTCCTAATGGAGGAGCAAGAAACGCATGGACTGCAAAGATAATGAAAGACGAGGGCGTAAGGTCTGGTGTAGCCGATCTTATACTTCAAGTTCCTATGGGTGGTTATGCTTCGCTATGTATTGAGATGAAAACGCCTGTAGGTAAGCAGTCACAGAGCCAGAGAGAATATGAGAAGCTGGCAAAGCGTATGAAAAACAAATACGTAGTGTGCCATTCGTTGGAGGAGTTTCAAAAGGCTATCAAGGAATATATCGAGGCATGAGTTACGAGGAGCGTATAGAATGGTTCTGGGGTCGTGTTCAGGTGTTGAGGCTGGATAGCTACCAGATAGCTCTTTGGTTCGGTATATTGAGATACTTTAAGATAGCAGGTTTCCCGACCCGTTGCGAGGTTCAAAATGAAATGTTGTGTACTTTATTAGGAATGAATATAAAGACGATAATAACGGCACGCAAACGGCTTATCGAGAACAATATAATAGCCTATGAGGCTGGGAACGGACGGAGACAGCCTGCCTATATCATAGATATGGAGCTTTACGAAGCTATGCACCCGAAGAAGAAGAAGGAAGAAAAGCCTGTAAAGGAAAAACCTAAACCGAAAGTAAAGAAGATGCAGAAGCAGGTTGAGGCTAACCTACTATTTAAGGAGGAGAAAAGAAAAAAATCAAAACTGGTTAAGAAAATAGAGCCTACGACACCGACGCTGGAAGAGGTGCTAAAGATATGCACCGATAAGGGTATGAGTGAAGAGGAGGCAAAGAACTTTTATTATTACTATGATGCCCAGGGCTGGGTAACCACTGGAGGGCAAAAAATAAAGCGTATCGATAGCATGGTTAATAGATGGCTAACGAACGGAAAAGGCAAAGAATATGGTAGAAACAGTGACACAAATACTGCAAAGAGAGAGGCACGAAATAAAGAAGTCATCGACGAAGTCATGTCTCACTATAAGTAAGAGCAAAGAGGAGGCACGAGAGCTACTGGAGAAGTATAACCCTTCTTTTCAGTCGAGATGTTATTCTTATCCAGAACGGTGTGTTAATGGTAAAGCCCCAACGCTTGCAGAAGTAAGCAGAGATTATGGCGAGCAGGTATCTATTGACTGGTTAATTATAGAGCTGAACGACTATCAGAATTTTGTCGGAGTAAAGGAAGAAAACAAAGCAACGTTTGGAGTAGTTCGAGAGATGTCTAAGATGATACTAAGTCGGTATTACTTCTTGAAGCTATCCGAGTTGATGTTATTCTTTCAGCGATTGAAATACGGAGATTACGGAGAGATGTACGGGTGCATAGATGCTGTAAGAATTATGCGAGCTTTGCGTACCTTCTTTGACGAGAGGAATCAAATTATAGAAAAGATAGAGCAAAGAGAGCGAGAGAGGAAGATGGAAGAGGACAGAAAGAATGCGGTTAGCTATGAAGAATACACCGAGATTAAAAAGAGAAAGAATAACCACAAAGTAGCCGGATAGTGATGATGTACTTTATCGTAGTCTATTATAAGATAAGAGACATAGCAACTATAAGGAAGATACAAGAACGTTTTAAGTTTCCTAAGTGTATGACGGTAAATGGCGAATGGCAGGTACTTGTAGAAGGTACGGACTGGGAGACGCTTAGAGAAACGGAAAGACGAGGATACATTGAAATACGTAACAAAACAATAAGGAATATGAAAGCAACGAATTTATTTATCAAGCGTATCGAGGAGTACTTGAAGAAGGAAGCCGATACGGATCTGGAGTTTGCAAAGAAGATGCAAGAACAACCAGAGAAGACACCAGAAGCAGTATGTAATTATATCCTATCAGAGGTCAGTAAGAATAAGCAAAGCGGATGGGCTGATGAAGAGATATACGGCATGGCAAAGCACTTCATAGACGAGAAGGAGTTGAAAGACCCAGGAAGCAAGGCTAACAACGTATCTCGTGTAGTAGTAGATACGCATGTAGAATTGAGTGAAGAGGAAAAGCAGAAAGCGATGGAGAAAGCTCAACAGAACTACGAGAAGAAACTGGAAGAGCAGGAAAAGAAAAGGCAGGAGGAACAGAGAGAACGAGAGAAGAAAGCCAAAGAGAAAAGGTTACAAGCAGCTAAAGAGAAGCAAGAGAAAGAGGCTGCGATGATGGGCGATTTATTCGGAGGGCAATACTGATGGAAGAAAAGTACTGGGGGTTGTGTGAAACCTGTATACATTCGATTGATACAGGTCCGACGATAGAGTGTGGGTTAAATCTATTGCACTGCAATGATAATTATGAACCAAACGAAAGAGACTATGAAACCAAGGACGAAGGAGCAGAAGCGCGTACTACAGCTCTCTAAGCAACTAAAGCCTATCAGTGAAGCTGCAAAGAGATATGCTTATGAACATTGTTTCGAGGATATAGGTTTGTATAAGAAAAACGGCTGGGTGTGGTGCCAGTGTTGCGGGCACAGCTCGAGGTTATCAAGCTCGTTATTAGGGGTTGTCCTTGGTTGCGAGAACGGCTATGAGTGCCCAGAGTGTGGAAAGAAGCTAAAGTTAGTTTATTACAGATCAACCAAGGATAAAGGCAATACCTTAAGACATTTTACCCTATTTCAGGCATATAAAGGTTATCAAGTGATAAGGACATTTGAAGTAAGCAGATGCAACTATATGAATGGCAGTACGATGTATGATGTCATGGAGTTATGGCAGAGTTGGTTGAATGAAGATGGAAAAGAGACCATAGTCGGTAGAGATTATACAAGAAGTATGTTTCATTTCAGTTGGAGTATTAATAGCGAGATGAATATCAAGCACCATAACGCAACTACAGGTTATATTGCTTATGAAGACATATTCGATATAACTGGTAACTATATGTATGCTCGTGGTTCGGTTACAAAGCTATTGAAAAGAAATGGATGGACGATGGATATACTGAAAGAGAAAGAGATAGAGGTTATTCCGTTAATGAAGGCGTTAATAAGGATGGACGATCCTTTTGTGGAAGAGCTGGTAAAGCATAAGCAGTATAGCATATTAGGCTTTTGGCAGCACGCTGGAGGACACTTGAAAGACCGCACGAGGTGGCAGCACGCTGTACGAATATGTGAGAGAAATAACTATATAGTAGATGATGGTAGCATGTATGTAGATTATACAGAACTACTACGATACTTTAATCTTGATACACATAATGCGAAGTATGTTTGTCCTGTCGACTTAAAGGCAGCACATGATAAGCTGCTGGAGAAGAAGAATAAGATAGAGGCAGAGAAAGAGATAGAACGTCAAGCAAAGGAAATCGAAAAGCATGATAAGATATACAAGGAGAGGATGAAAAACTTTGCTGGACTATCTTTCGGAGATAAGGATATAAGGATAGAGCCTTTACATAGCGTAAGGGAGTTTGCGGAGGAAGGTAAGGCAATGCACCATTGCGTATTTGCTATGGGTTACTATGACGAAGAGAGACATCCGGATAGCCTTATATTGTCAGCAAAAGACAAGAAAGGAAAGAGATTAAAGACTATCGAAGTAAATACCAAATCATGGAAGGTTATACAGTCGAGAGCGGTATGTAATGGCAGAACGGCTCAACACGACGCTATCGTTAACATGGTTATAAAGTATATGCCTTTACTAAGGAAAACGGCTTGTACGGCAAAATAGCATAAAATAAGATGAAAAATATAGAATTATTTAACGATCATTTCCAGAACTTCAAGGTATACGGCTTGCCAAAAGCACAGATGATAATAGCCGACCCACCTTATAATCTGGGTAAAAATGCCTATGCGAGCAACCCTGCTTGGTATGAAGGAGGAGACAACAAGAACGGAGAAAGCGCACTTGCAGGTAAGGAGTTTTTCGATACTGATAAGGATTTTCGCCCTGCAGAGTTTATGCACTTCTGTTCACAGATGTTACGGAAAGAGCCTAAAGAGAGAAACCAAGCACCTTGTATGCTGTTGTTCTGCGAGTTCGAACAGCAGTTTAAGTACATAGAGCTTGGAAAGAAGTACGGTTTTAATAACTACATTAATCTGGTCTTTCGTAAGAAGTTCTCAGCGCAGGTTCTGAAAGCTAACATGAAGGTTGTTGGCAACTGCGAATATGGTTTGATACTATATCGTGATAAGTTGCCGAAATTCAGAAATGAAGGGCAGATGATATTTAACTGCTTTGACTGGGTACAAGATACCACAACGCCAAAGGTACATCCGACACAGAAACCAGTACCACTGCTTGAGAGGCTTATAGAGATATTCACAGATAAGGGGGATGTAGTTATCGATCCGTGTGCTGGTTCTGGTTCTACTCTATTGGCAGCAGCTAATACTGGAAGACGAGGTTATGGCTTTGAAATAAAAAAAGAGTTCTATAAGCTGGCAACGAATAGAGTTCTAAGATACAAACAACCATTATTATTTTAACTTATAAAACAAAAAACGTATGAAAACAATGTATGTAGTTAAGTATGCTTGTGATGGCAAACAATTAGGAATTTATGAATCAAAAATTGAAGCTCAACTGGCGATTCTTAAAAAAGTAGATGAAGCCCCAGTAGAGAAAATGTTTATATTCGACTTTACAATGGAGGAGCAGGAATTATCGTGGAAAAACATACAGACTTTCGATGATGCATGTGCGGCTTTGGGATATGCGGAAAACAACAAAATGATATCAGATTATTATTACGCATTAACCATAACAAGTAAGGAAACAGAAGAGGCATTCGCAGAGAGATTTGGTGCGGATATGTTAGCCTACATGAAGTTAAGAATTATAACAGCAGCTATCAACGAAGGATGGGAACCGAAGTTTACAGAAGACGAATGGAGGTATTATCCATGGTTCTATCTCTTCACAGAAGAAGAATATAGCCGTTTTTCAGAAGAGAAAAAGCAGCGGTGTGTGTTGCGTGCTTGTGGCAATGCGTATGCGTATGGGGGTCTCGTTTATGCGCATGCGGCTGACGCTTCTGCGAATTCGGGTACGAGCGTCGGTGCCCGTCTTGCCTTCGAGAGCGAAGAAAAAGCGAAACACGCAGGCGTTTATTTTAAGGAACTATGGGCAGATTTCTGCTTTAGAGAGGCAGAGAAAAAATAATTAAATTCCTTGTTGCTTTCTGGTGGGGGTGTAGCAGTGATGTTGCACCCCCATTTTTGCGTGATAGACTGTGAAAAGAGTTGTTTTAATTATTAGAAGTGTTAAATATATGTTAAATAGGAATATTTACTTGCTCATTTTGAAATTACGATATATATTTGCAACATCAAACAAAACAATAATAACTTAAAATAAAGAGCAATGAGAAAACCAAGATTTTATAATTCAGCTTTTGGGGAGAAGGTTAAGCAAGCCTATAAGAAGGGAATGTTTACAACTTTCGCAGGAGAAATAGAATACTGGGATGATAGGAAGGTAAAAGAATGGGAAATAAAAGAAAATGGTGGTATTCTACCATCTCCACGCTTTAATGTTGAGGAAATAGTCGATTATTATAACAGAAACAAATAAAATAATAATGTAAGCCCTACGCAACACGGTTAAGCGAATAGTATGAAAAAATAGTAAACAAATCAGAGATTACAGCAAAGACAGTAGAAGGTGTTAAGTCACAAGTTGAGGAGCTTGTAAGCCGTTATAACAATGTAGTTAGTGATAAGGAAGCGGCAGAGCAGTTTTTCACAGATTGCGGAATAGAAGGAGACTTGTATAGTGAGAATGAAAAGAGTTGTTTTAACTATTGAAAGTGTTAAATTTGTGTTAAATGAGAACATTTATTTACTCATAACAAAAATATGATGTATCTTTGCATCAGTAATAACAACAAGAACGGTGAGACACACCATAACAACTGTAAAGATTATGAGAACTTCTAAGATTAACATTGGTGCTAAGGTATTTAACAAGAAAAATCAAGAAGGCACAATTACAAGTATCATTACTAAGTCTACAGGCTATGTAGAGGTAACTTATCTCAATGGTGTTGTAAAGAAAGAGATGGCTTTTAATCTCATCGATGAGAATGGAGAGAGCTTGAAAGCTGCACCAAAGGCGAAAGCGAAGAAGCCCGTAGAACCCACAAAAGAAGAAAAGATACAAATATGGAAAAAAGATATTCTCCTTGTTAACAATAGAACGATGTATAATGTTACAATAGTTGAGCTTTGTGTTAATGAGCTTACAAACAAGCGAAGCGATAACGAGTTTTATAACAGCTTAATTGATACTTTCTTTAAGGCGTATTTCGGCAAAGCAAAGGTGAGCGAGAAGCAGGCTTATTACCTCGCAAAATTCATTGTAGAAAATGATAAGTAATAAATAATAACCTAAACGCTGTGCTATCGGCATGACGGGCAAGTATTATGACAAATTCAATTCGCAGTCCAAAAAACAAATTTCGTGGTATAATTTATCAAGCTGGTATCAGTGGTAGTAGTGATAGCTTTTCACTTACTTTTGATGACTTAAATACTTTAAAGTTAAGGCTTGAGGAAGCGGCAAATGGCAAGTATGCACATATCATTATAAGTGAGAATAAGAAAGAATACCCACTCTTTGATTGGGCAGAGATTGAAAATTACGAAGTAAATAAATAAGAACTATGCCCTCGACATCACGGTTAAGTCAACTACTATGACATATAAGTATCAGAATGGAATTGAGAGAGAAATTGCCGAGCAAGTCGTAAACAATCGTGACTGCTGCTGTCAAGGATTAGTAGAGATGGAGGATGGCAGGGTGTTCTTCACTCACAGAGGTTACAATGACAGAGTTGCCCCACATCTTGAAGTGTTGACCTGCAAGAAAACAGGTGTACGTTTCAACGTAAATTACAATAATGGCGTAGCATATTACACACACTTATAATGTATGAGTAAATATATTATTCAAAAGAGCGGCACTCTCCCTAATGGGTGGGTGCTGACAGACAAAGAAAATGGTATTGTTGTTACCTTTGAGGATGGCAAATTTAACGAAACGCAGAAAGTAACGCCACTTGAGGATACTAGTCACACGCCTCAAGAACTTGCACGTATCATGCAAGAGTTAGGTGAGTGGGTGGTGCGTCACCATGGTTCTAAGTGCTTCAAGCAGCCGTATGGTATCGAATACAGCGAGGATGATAGCACTTGCTTTCTGTACAGAAGAAAGTCGCCACGATGGAGATTAGAGATAATTGATAATGTTGATAAGAACAACTTAGCCAGCAGCTTGAAGAAGGCTGCCGAGTGGTTGACAAAGAGATAGAAGCATGAAGGTGTTAGATGTTACTCGGGCAGCTCATGAGCGTGGCACGAGTATTCAAGAGATAGCGGATAAGCTGGGCATTTCAAGGCGGGCTTTGAGCTCGAGAATAAATGCTAACCCGAAACTAAGTAGCCTCAGAGAGATAGCAGAGGCGATAGGATGTGATATAACGGATTTATTCAGATAATGATGGTAAGCAGGAAGGTTTAACGCTTTCCTGCTTTTTTGTGCTTATTACTTGATAATTATAAAGATTTTCGTTATCTTTGTATCGTAATTTGCTTTATGATTATAAAGATATTAATATATGGCTGAAAAGATAACGGAAACCAATATCGATTCCTTACAACAAGACGATAAGAATTTTAACAAGGGAACGAAGAAAGGTCGTAAACTGATTGATAAATCAATTAGGAAATTCGGCGCAGGACGTTCTATTTTGTTAGACAAGAATAATCGTATCATTGCCGGTAATAAAACGCAGGAGCTGGCGAAAGAAGCGGGTATAAAGAAGGTTATTGTTATTGATGCCAAGCGAGATGAGCTGGTAGCAGTAAGAAGGGGCGATGTCGACTTGGATAGCGAAGAAGGAAGAGAGATGGCACTGGCGGATAATGCTACTGGTGCAGCCAATCTGGACTGGGACGATGAGGCTTTATCGAGAGCACAGGAAGAGATAGGTCTACAGGTTGAGGATTGGGGGCTTTCTATTGGTCCGAAGATAGATGATACTTATAGTAGGAAGATAGAGGCACCAGTGTACGAGCCTTCAGGGGTCTCTCCTACTCTATCGGATTGCTATGACAGCACGAAGACAAAGGAGTTAATCGAGGAGATAAAGAAAGCGGATCTACCAGACGAGGTACGAGAGTTCCTAACGTATGCAGCCTATAGGCACACGGAGTTTAATTATGGAATGATTGCCGACTACTATTGCAATGCGCCTAAGGAGGTACAGGGGTTATTCGAGAATTCAGCTTTAGTAATTATCGATTTCAAGAAGGCTATCGAAAAGGGCTTTGTAAGGATGACAGATGAGTTATTGAATGAATACGCGAGGGAGTATGAAGAAGGTTGATTTTAAAAAGGATTTCGTCGTATTCATTCTGACACATGGAAGAGTGGATAACCAGTATACCTATCGTTCCCTATGCGAGCAGGGCTATACTGGTCGTTGTGTATTTGTGCTCGACAATGAAGATGGACAAGTAGAGGAGTACAAGAGAAGATACGGAGCGGATAACTGCTATGTATTCGACAAGCTGGCTATGAGTAAGCGGATAGATGAGGTTTTCCGTGGAGACAGGCGAGTAATAGTTTACGCTCGTAATGCTTGCTTTGACGCGGCACGTGCTTTGGGTTATAAGTACTTTATAGAACTGGACGATGATTATACGTCTTTTGTGTGGAGATTTGATGAGGAGTGTGCATATACTCCAAAAACACCAAAGATAAAAAAACTTGATGTAGTATTTGAATCAATGCTGCGGTACTACATAAACACACCTTTAACAAGTCTTGCTATGGCACAAGGCGGTGACTTTATAGGCGGTAGTAGTAATCAAATGCTGCGGAGTATAGGAACAAAGAGAAAGGCTATGAATAGTTTTATTTGTTCAGTAGATAGACCTTTCGAGTTTAAAGGTAGAATTAATGAGGATGTTAACGCATATACCCAGCTTACTTCTGTAGGTAAGATATTCCTAACCATTGTGCAGTGTAACCTACAGCAGAAGATAACGCAGTCAAATGGAGGAGGAATGACAGACGTTTATAGAGATAGCGGAACATATGTAAAGAGCTTTTCGAGTGTAATAGTATTCCCGAGTGGAGTAAAGGTAACGCTGCTTAATAGCCATCATAAGCGTATCCATCACAATGTGTACTGGGAGCATACAGCACCGAAGATATTACAAGAGAAATGGAGGAAGAAATGAGCGAGAGAAAAGGTATAGACAATCTTATTCCTATGAATGAGCGAACCGAGGAGGAACGAAGAGATATAGGAAGAAAAGCAGGCAAAGCGTCTGGAGAAGCACGGAGGAAGAAAAAGAAGCTACGGCAGTTAGTTGAGGCTTTCGGAGAATTGCCAGCACCAGAGAAGGTACGAAGGGTAATGAAGGAACTTGGAGTATCGGAAAATGAAATGCGTACTAATGATATGGCTATCGTAGTAGGCTTGTTCCAGAAGGCTATTAAGGGTGATGTATTTGCCTTCAACGCTATTAGAGATATAAGGGGCGAGAAGCCTGTAGATGAAACAAAGCTAACGGGCTCGATGGATAATCATATCGAGATAGGTTTTATAGAGACGGATGTTAACCCTGTAAGTGATGAAAGCGAGGTCGAGGTATGATAATGCCGTTTAAGGTTATAGGACCGTTGTTTCGGGCGAACACAGAAAAGACTGCAAGAGTGTATATTAACCAGGGGGGCACGTCTTCTGGAAAGACATACACGATTATGCAGGTACTTCTTTATGTGGCATTGCTGGAGGCTGGTAGTATAACGACGGTAGTAGGTCAAGACTTACCGAACTTGAAGGTAGGTGCGCTTCGTGATGCAAAGACGATATTAGCTGGTTCGGACTGGCTGGCTGGTTACTTTGATATGCACGAGAGCGGACATTACTTGCAGTGTAGGAATGGTTCTGTAATTGAATTTAAGAGTTACAAGGACGAGCAAGACGCAAAGAACGGTAAACGTGACTATCTATTCGTTAACGAGGCGAATGGTATAGGCTATGAGATATACTGGCAGTTGGCTATTCGTACACGTAAGAAGATATGGATAGACTATAACCCTTCGGAGAGGTTCTGGGCGCATAACGAAGTGAAAGGGCGTGAAGGTGTGAAGATGATTATCTCAGACCACAGAGGAAACCCATTCTTAACAAAGGAGGAGCACGAGCGCATCGAGAGCATAGAAGATAAAGAGCTATGGAAGGTATATGCGCGTGGTCTGACTGGTAAGCTATCAGGGGTTATCTTTCCTAACTTTCGTATCGTTGACAGACTGCCAGAGCGTGAGAGCTGGAAGATGCAGGGTTATGGGTTGGACTTTGGTTTCACTAACGATCCAACAGCTTTGGTGCATTGTGTTATTGCGCACGGTGAGTTGTGGACGGATGGAGTAATTTACGAAACTGGGTTAACGAACCCTATGATAGCAGAGAAGGCAAAGGAAGCAGGATTAACGAAAGCAGACCAGATAATCGCTGATAGTGCAGAGCCTAAGAGTATAGTTGAGCTTCGTAATGCAGGTTTGTGGGTTGTCCCGACGGTGAAAGGAGGAGATAGCATAACAGTAGGTATTGATATACTCCATCGCTACAAATGGAACGTTACACGGCGTTCTTTTGGCTTGATTGAGGAATTACAAAGCTATAAATGGAAAAAGGACAGAGACGGAAAGAAAACGAATACCCCTGTTGATAAGTTTAACCACGCTATCGACGCAACGAGGTACTTTGGTTTGATGAGGCTTAATGTCAGAAGAGTTGGAGGACCGAAGGCGCACGTTATAAATCTTGATTAAGAATGAGAGAAGGAGAGAAATTCAAACACTGGATGATAATAGCTTCATTCAGCAAGGATATTGAAGGGATGGAGCTGGAGAAGTGCACACGACCTATGAAGGTAGGTAATGTGCGCACGCCTTCAAGCCTTGATGATATGACGTTAGGGCAGATGGTACAGATGAGTGACTGCAAGACAGGTGCGGAACTCTTCTATAGAGTGTGCAACGTGCTGTTAGGAATGGAGACGAAAAAAGTAGATGATTGTTTTGCCGTAGATGTCGTTCGTTTCGTTGGGTGGGTACTTGGTAAGGTAAAGACGATTAACGAGCTGTTCGATAAAGCAAAGAGCCAACCAAGTGATGAGGAGATAAGGGCAGGTATTAACCAGTTAAATTTTGGTATCTTCGGGCTGATAGACTGGTATGCACTTCGAATGGGTATAACGGATCACGAGGAAGTAACAAAGGTGCCATGGGGGCGTGTATATAAGTGCCTTGATATGGATAAGAGGACAAACGATTATAGAAAGAAACTACAAAAGGTATACGAAGATGAGCATAGAAAGTAAGATACGAGAGATAGCGAAAGAGAAGTTTCCGAACTTTAGCTATGTATTTGAAGACTGGAACGGTGCAGCGGAGCAGATAGACAGAGTTTCCCTGCCTGCTATTGTGTGCGTGCTGCCTGTAGGTGGTCATCTGCTGTTTAACCGTGGAACGGTGAAGGATAGAGAAGATTGTATGCTCGCTTTCGTTGATAAGGTTACACGTGATGCAAACGGAGAAGATAACGAGAAGGTGTATAGCGCTATGAAGGAGAGTGCAGCGAGCTTTATAACGGCTATGAATAAAAGCCGTTACTTCGAGCCTATAGATGGGAGTGTTAAGTATACTACGATACTGGAGAGTGCCAGCGCATACTTTACGGGTGTGTGTGTTGAATTGACATTGAAAGAGTTACAGGGGGCTTGCTTATGATAAAGGGTGCAGTTAGTGTTGTGCTGACGGAGGAGCTGGAAGCACTGAAGGCGAAAATCATAGCCCAGCATGTAGGAGCAGGACAGAAAGCCAGTGGAAGGACGGCAGCAAGTCTACGTATAGAAGTCACAGAGGAGGAAGGCACGTTATATGGTCGTTCGCCCTTTGGTACATTGGAAACTGGTAGGAAGCCGGGTAAAGCCCCTCAGGGGTTTCAGAGTATCATCAGAGAGTGGATGGCTGATAAAGGTATAAGTGCAACACCGATACCATATAAGACGGATAGACCACATAAATACACGCCGCAAGAAAGGGGTAATCTTTCGCTTTCCTTTCTGATAGCGAGGAAGATAAAAAGAGAAGGTACAAGGCTGTTTCGTAAGGGCGGAAGAGATGATATATACTCGAACGTTATACCGGCAGCAATAGAAAGAATACAAAGCCGTATTGTAGAGCTGCTCAAATTAGAAGTGGAAAGTATTAAGCTAAACAATGTTGATGTATGAGAGAGATAACGAATAATGGGGTTACGTTGTCGTACCCCGATGAGATAGGTTTTGCGTTTAACCCTTGTTTGCTCGTGGCGTCTGGAGATGAACTGGTAAAGATGTCTATAGATATACGTGCAGGAGAAAAGAAGGAAACTATCTGGATGGAGGCGATGAAAGGTAGATGTTACGCCGATGTAAGGGAGTACGTGCAAACCTTCTTTGATACTTTAGCATTTAGTGATGTCGACTATACTCAAGAAAGGCAGACGGCTATGGGTAAAAGGGTTTCTTTCTCAGTGACGGCTACGAAGAGTGATGAGGCAAACACAACGGTAGAATATACGTTTGAAGTCTTCTATATCTGGGGAGCGCTGAAGGTAGGAGGACAAGAGGCATATAATAGCTATCGTACCCTTACTTGGTTCCGTGGCTTTCCTTTTACGTTTGGTGTATATGCTGCTGGTGGTGGTTCTATTATGTTCAGTAAGGATGGTGTAGCGGATAAGTTCGTTAACCTACCAGAGCAGGGAGTATGGAATATCCCACTAAAAAGAACAGAAGACGCTAAGAGGTACTACCTACTAAGCGATTGTACTGGAGCTTTTGCCGAGGTGACGTTTGATAACACCTTTGATATGACATTTAGGTATAGTAATGTAGGCACGAAGACAGAGAAGATACGTATAGATATAATTGATGATTACGACGAGGGATATTATCTGCGTTGGATAAATAGGCATGGGTTCTACTGCTACTATCTCTTTAAGCCAGGGGATGAGGCTCGGAAGGTGACGAGTGATGGCGCATTTATGCGCAACAACCTTCTATCTTATGATATGAATTACGGATATCAAGGTTATACGGGTAGGCAGCAGAGAATGAGCAGAGAAGACACGATACCAGTGTGCGCCCCATTGGTAGATAGTGATACGTGGGATATGCTTTTCGACATTGCTACAAGTCCGTGCGTAGATTTGTTCGTAGGCTACAAGAATGACGAGCCGAAGTGGATGCCTGTAACTATTGTTTCAGGCTCTTATACGAAAGCGAAAGCAGTTCTACAGGACTTTATATGTAGTATAATGATGCCAGACGTAACTATTCAAAAGTTATAAGCTATGAATGACGAAAGATTATATATAGATGGCGAGTTAGTGGATATTGATGACACTACGAAAATCACGATGGATATTAAGAGTAATCTGTTTCGTGATGTTTCGCAGATAGTATCTAATAGTACTTATACGGTAAAGTTACCAAAGACGGTAAGAAACCAAACGATATTAAAGCATTCGGATCTTGTTCAGGCAAGGAATAACTATCCGTACTTAATGCACACAGCACGTTATTTTCGTAATGGTGTAGAGATAATCAAGAACGGAAGGTTAACGATACTACAGGTTACTGATACGGCTATAGAGGTGTGTATCGTCTGGGGGCTATTCTCACAATTTAGTAGCCTAATAAGTAAAGGGACGGCACTAAACGACTTGAAGAGTAATGACAAGATATTATATAACTTCGCAAATGAAGTAGAGAAGTTCGAGGATGTGAAGGAAAAGCCATACTTCTATGCAGGTTATAATGTATGGAGATATGAGGACGAAGAAGATTTGACGTGGCGGACTGGTTTATCCATGGTTTCGCCAGGAGGTAGACGAGACGGAGATAAAAAGACATGGTTTGAATATAGGATGTCATTTGGTGGTCAAAGAGACCCTAACAGGAAAGGGTTGCCACTCCTTCACCCTGTTGTACGTGTTCCTTTTGTGCTTTCACTCATCAAGTCACAAACGGGTGTAGATTTTCGTTTCCACGAAGAGGCGCAGGAGTATATTAAAACACTTGTGTTACCGCTTATCAATCGTAAGGCAAACGAGTTAACATCTGAAGGGGCTTTTAGTGGTACTTTTGACCCTATGAGTATGCAGCAGGGGCGGATGACATTGAATGTAACTGGAACGAGTAGCGTAATTGGAGAGCAAAGAGGAAGCAGGGTAACTGCTATTACCGTAACTACTGATGCTACGTTGATATTCGATATATCTGCTGAATGGTCTTTTGAACTTGGAGGAAGGATAAAGCCTGTCGGTACTGCTAACCACTGGGGAGGCGGAGAGAATGATAGGTACAATTTCAGAAGCGGATGTGTGTTAAGAATGACGATAACGAAAGGAGAGCAGCAGGAGGTCTACGATATAGGAGAGAAGCGAGATGTTTTTTCTGTTGTAGTTCCAAAGGGTTATAGAGGTGAATGTCGGTTTAACAATGCCGGTTATGGAAAGATAGAAGTAGTGAAAGGAAGTACCATTACGTTTGACTGGGTGGATGTTACAAACTTTCCTAACATGAAGGTATTAGAAGGAACTATCAAGGCTACGATATCTAAGGGGGAAAACGTCCCAGACGGCGGTTTCTTTCCTATAGCTTATAATCTACCAAAGATAAAGGTTATCGACTTTGTGAAGTTCCTAACCGCTATTACTGGCTCTTTCCCATTACAGATAACAGAAGATGGTATCGTTAGGTTTGCTCCGTTATCTAAGATATGGAAGCGTAGAGATGAGGCGGTAGACTGGACGAATAAGATTATTGCACCTACAAGTGAGAATAAGCCTTCAGAACTCAATTATAAAGTTGAGAACTATGGGCAGCATAACCGATATAAGTGGAAAACTGATGATACGGTAAAAGGTCATTATGATGGCGATCTGAAAATAAACAACGAAACCCTCGAAGTCGAGAAAGTAATGTACGAATTTCCATTTGCTGCTACTGATGGAAATTCAGTGCCTATGTACAAGGTAGAATTCGATAAAAGCACAAAGGATGGTTCTGCGTTTGGAGGTAAGAGAGGAGAAGAGAAAAAGGACGAGATAGAAAAAACAAAAGAGCCTTCTTATACGGCATGTAAGGACAGAATATTAAGGCTACGTGCAGATGGAGAAGGATTAGCGGCAGCTTACTTTGATATCAACATGCAGGATATTCTGGATGATAAGTATAAGGATGTAATACGTACCCTACAGCAGCCAAAGGTAATTAAGGAGAAGGTATTAATGCGAGATATAGAGCTGCTTAATTTCGACGAAACTATACCTGTGTATCTTGCGCAGTACGGTGCTTACTTTGCGGTGACAAATATAAGGTCTTCAAGTAATGGTATTGCGGAGGTAACGATGTTGCAATTAGTATTTGATTAAATGATAAAACTATGAGTACAGAAGAAGAGAAGATATTAAATATCAAAGTAAAGTACGAGGACGCTATATATGGCATTCTCAGATACAAAGAAAAGCTACAGGAATTATCGGAGGCGGAGAATAAGTTAAAAGATGACTTCAAGAATGGCAAGATTACCTATGATGAGTATGCCACAACTATTACTGCTATTGGTGAGCAGGTAAAGGACTATAAGGGTACCGTCAGAGAGTTATCGAAGGAAGTACAGAATAACATCAAGACAGAGAAGGAGCAGGAAGGCTCTTTGAGGTCTTTACGTGCAGAGTTAAGCAACGCTACAAAGGCGTATGACAGCCTTTCGGAGGCTGAACGTAAGGGAGCAAAGGGACAGGAGTTAAAGAAGCATATAAACGAAATTACCGATAAATTAAAGGAGGCAGAGGCGGAGACGCAAAGGTTCTATAGGAATGTCGGTAACTATGAGGAGAGTATTAAGTCGGCACTTGGAGTTAATAACAACTTCGCTAATTCTATAATGCAGATGGCTTCAAACGGGAAGGGGTTATCTGGTGTATTTGATGGAGCGATAACAAGTGCAAAGGCTTTCGGCTCTACACTTATAGGCTTTATGTCGAATCCTGTATTCCTTGCACTGGCTGGTATCGCAGGGGCTGGAGTAGCTTTTAAGTGGTTCTTTGACTATAATAAGGGCATACTGGAGAGTACGAGATTAACGAGAGAGTTCCTCGGACTTACTGGAGATAATCTGAAAGCGGTAAGAGATGAGATACAGGCAACGGCAGATACATACGGAAAGGACTATAAGGAGGTTCTGGAGGCTGTAGATGTGCTTACATCTCAATACGGCTATGATGCTGGGCAGGCGTTGAAGATAATTAATGATGGTTTCCAAGCTGGTGCAGACCTTAACGGAGATATGATTGCTAAGATTAAGCAGTACGCCCCTGCTTTTCACGATGCAGATATATCTGGAAAGGAACTTGTAGCTACTATTCAGCAGACGAGAAGCGGTATCTTTAGCGATAGCGGTATGGCACTTATCCAGATGGGAAGCAAGAAGATACGTGAGATGTCTACAAAGACGGTTGAGGCTTTGGAAGGTATCGGTATCAGCTCAAAGAAGGTTGAGGCGGATTTGGTAAGCGGATCAAAATCGACCTATGATGTAATTAAGATGATAAGCACCAAGTTAAAGGAGTTCCCGCAGAACTCCCAGGAAGTGGGTGCAGTCTTAAAGGATGTCTTCGGTAAGCAGGGTGCAAATGCTGGTTTGAAGATGATAGAGCAGTTAGATACTATGAATGTCGACCTCGAGAAGCTGAAAAAGACTACTGGAGAGTACGGCAAGAAGATGAATGAACAGAAAGAGGCTAACGAGGAACTGAATAAGACGTTAGCTGCTATGTTCGATATGAGCGATAAAGGCTTTGGTAGTATGCTGGCTAATGTGAAGATACTAACTATACAGGGCATAACTAAGTTGTTGAAGGGTGTAATCAACGTTATTAACTACTTTATCGACCTGTATAATGAGAGTATGATAGTACGTGCAGGTGTACAAGCTATTGTAAGTAACTTTAAGCAGCTATGGGCAACGGTAAAGCTGGTGTTTAATCTGATTATAGACGCTGTTAAGAATGTAGGCTCGCAACTGAAAGGACTTGCAGAGATAGTAGAAGGTATTGTAACACTATCATTTGATAAGATTAAGAAAGGTTTTAACACGATAGGCGGCGGTTTCGTTAAGAGTATTAAGGAAGGTTTCGGAGATATTAAGAGCTTTGCCAAAGAGTTTGCACAGAATGGAGTTGACACGATTAATAACGTCTTAAAGAATAGTAAGATACATCATATCGAGATACCTGCTTATGTTGTAGAAGAAGGAAGCGGTACGAGTGGTTCTGATGAAACGCCAAGAACGGGCAAAGGACTTGGCGGAAATAAGAAAAAAAAGAAAGATAAGAAGAAGAAAACGAAGAAGGAAAAGACGATATCAGCCGAGGAGATGGCAAAGAAGGAAGCCGAGGCTATAAGAAAGGCAGAAGACTTGTTAAGCCAACTTATAGAGCAGACGGACGAACAGAGAAGAAAAGCTATCGAGGTGCAGTATGATAGACAGATAGAGGATGTACAGCGTAGATTGAAGACAGAAAAGGGTTTGACGTTGAATGCAAAGAAAGCTCTATACGTTCAAATATCACTGCTGGAGCAAGTAAAGCAAAAGAAGCTATCAGAATTTGACCAGCAAGTTAAAGATGAGGCTATAAAGAGAGAGCAGACGTATATCCAGAATATGCTGGCAGCTGTAGAGAAAGGCTCTAAGGAAGAGTATCAGCTAAAGGTAAGGAATATTAAGGCAGCCTACGAATTAGAGCTTGATGCAGCAAATAAACAGGTAATGAGCGAGGAGGAAAAGAATAAGCTACTCGCATCGATTAATGAGAAGTATTATGCACAAGAACAGCAGGCTTACAAGGATTACCATAATAAGCTGCTGGAGGAACAGACAAAGGCAATAGAAGACAGATATAAATCTCAGATATTGCAGACGCAAATCGATTCTAATGGAGCAGACGAACTGGGAGTGTTACGATTGCAGATGGATGAGAAGCAAGCCCTACTGGAAGCAGCACAGCAGAAAGAAGGAGAAACGATAGAAGCCTTTAATCTTCGTAAGCTGCAATTAGAAGAGGACTATCAGCAGGCGAAGAAAGCTGTTAGCGATAAAGAGGTAGAAATAGAGAGAGGAAAGTATGAAGCTATTGCGGGAATGATAGGAGCTACTCAACAGGTAGCAGAGGCTTTCGGAGAGCAGAGTAAAGGAATGGCGAGAGCGTCAAAGGTTCTTGCTTTAGCGGAGATAGCGATAAACACTGGTGTAGCTCTTGCACAAGGCATAAAGCAGGCTCAAAGCGTACCTTTCCCGAGCAATATAGCTGCTATTGCAACTACAGTGACTACTATCCTTGCAAATGTAGCTTCGGCTGTTAAAACGGTTAAATCTGCAAAGTTCGCTACTGGTGGTTTAGTGACTGGTCCGGGAAGTGAAACGAGCGATAGCATACCAGCACAGCTGTCCAACGGAGAGAGTGTTATGACAGCTTCAGCTACAAGAATGTTCGCCCCTGCCCTATCGGCATTTAACCAGATAGGAGGAGGAGTACCTATAATGTCATACGCTGGAAGTGGTGCACAGATAGGCGAGGAGTTTCTGGCACGAGCTGTAGCAAGAGGTATGACAATGGCACCGAGACCAGTAGTAAGTGTTGAAGAGATAAACAATACTGCAGGAAGAGTTAAGGCGATAGAAAGAGTTGCAACGATAAAATAAAATAGCTATGACACAATATGAATTATTAAAGACGGCAGAAAGTTTGCTCTTCGTTCTGATGAGTAACGATGTAGACGCTAAGGATGTTAAGTACTTGGAAATGTACAAAGAGTATATGAGGCTAAAAAAAGAAGGTCATAAAGTTGGTTATGTTGTCTACTATCTAAGTCAGCAGTATGAGTGTAGCGAGGCTACAGTGTATCGAGTTGTAAAGAGGATGACACAAAAAATAAGATAATTTCATACGTTTAGATTAATTAGTAAGGGTGTTTTGTCTGCGAAGATAGAACACCCTGTTTTTATTTGTCGCACGATATGAGAGTAAAGATAAAGATGAATAAAGGAAATCTTTATAATTATAAAGTAAATTTGTACAGAAATAAAATCTATTATGGCAGTTCTAAAGATATTCAATGACATTCAAACCGAGAATGAGAAGAATTTTTGCAAGTACTTCGGAGAAGCCGAAGGAGTATGTTTCAAGGATGTAGACGAGTTTTGCGAGGCTATTCCAAAAGGTGATAATGCTATAGACGTACGAATACATTGTGATGGTGGTTCAGTAGTTGAAGGCTGGGGCATTTACGACAGATTGAGAGCAACAGGCAAAGATATTACCTGTACAGTAGAAGGTAATGCTGCGTCTATGGCTACAGTTATCTTGATGGCAGCACCAAAGGAAAGACGAAGAGCCTATAAGAATGCTCAGATATGTGTGCACAATCCGTGGGTGCCAGCTTATGCTCTGGGTGATACTCTTACGGCAGCAGAATTGGAGAAGGCAGCTTCGGATTTGAAAGATACGCAAGAGAAGATGCTCGATTTGTATGTAGAGCGTTGCGAATGTAACAGAGAAGAGATGCAGGCACTGATGGATGAAGATAAGTATATCGGAGTTGACAGGGCTATGGAACTCGGTTTAATTGGAGAAATAATCGCCCCAGCTTCAGCCAAGAAGCAAGGGTTAGTGTTTAACAACAAAAAAGAGAATAAAATGGCAGAAAAGAATGAGAAAGTAGAGGTTAAAGCCTCTTTACTTGACCGTGCGCTGGCGAAGCTGGGTTTGAAGAACATTGAAGAGCTGGCAAAAGGTCTGGATTTGTCCACGAGTGATGGGCAGACGTTGACAGTAGAGAGAGAGGATGGCGAGCCGCAGATTGGCGACAAAGCAAGTCCTGATGGTACGTTTGAGATGCCAGACGGTAAGACTATTGTCGTGAACGATGGCGTTATCACCGACATTAAGACATCTTCAAGTGGAGGCGATAAAGGAGGAGAAGGCTCGGATCTGGAGAAACGTGTCGCTGAGTTGGAAAATGAAGTGAAGGAGTTACAGGAGAAGCTGGAGAGCTCAGAAAATGCACGTAAGCAGGCAGAGGCTATGGCAAAGACACAAGAGGATTTACGTATCCTCAATGCTGTAAAAATTGCAGGAGGAGAGAAAGCTCTGGCGAACATCTCTTCAAGCTATAAACCAGAGCCAAGAAAGCCAGAGGGCACGAATGCTTCAAAGAAAGCAGAGGGTCAGGAGGACGAATCACCTATGAGAAAGGAGATTAACGCCCGCAGAAATGGGAGTTACAAGAACAAGAAGTAAAATTATAAGGAGAAAAGAAGATGACAAAATTTTTTGAAAACATTTCGGTCAATCCGAAAGATGTTACAGACCTCAAAGAGGTTATCCCATTGAGTATTGACCAAGATGAGGATTTCCAGCGCTTTACCCACCTTATGAAGGTAAAGAATGGCGATCCGGTGGCTTTCCTCGGTGAGATGGATGATGTAGGTATCAAAGGTAGCGGTTGTGACCCTACTTATAACGAGGTCGGTATTGCTAATTCTCAGAAGCGTTGGGCACTCGGAGACTGGCAAGTACCTATCAAAATCTGTTATGAGAGCTTGCAAGGTACTATTGCAGAGTACACATTGAAGACTGGCACACCGGTTGGAGATTTGACAAGTACCGAGTTTATGACCTATATCCTTCGTCCTGCTCTGGAGCGTCAGCTGAAGCGTATGATTTGGCGTTTCGGTTGGTTCGGTGATACTGCTGCTAAAGACATTGCAGGCGGTGGTACTCTTACCACTGGCACAAAAACGGAGCTATTCACTACGTGTGATGGTCTGTTTAAGCGTATCTTCACGCAGTGTACTTCTAAGGCTAACCAGCTTACAGCTATTGAAGCTAATAGCAAGACAACGTTTGCCGACCAGAAGAAGGCTATCCTCGGTAAGGGTGTTGCGACTGGTATCCTCGACAATATGTTGATGGATGCAGACAGCCGTATTTCTGCCGATAGTGGTGCTGTTATCTTACTTACTAAGGGCTTGGCGGACGCACTTACTTATGATATTAAGAAGTGCTATCAGAACATCATGCCATGGGAGAAGATTTTCGACGGTGTGGATGTTGCGAAGTACAATGGTGTTACGTTGGTACGTGTATCTATCTGGGACCGCTTTATCATGGCATACGAGAATACAGGTACTATGCTTAACAAGCCTTATCGTGCTGTGTATGCTAATATCAATCAGTTGCAGGTTGGTACTGATGCCGACGGCTTGATTTCAGACCTCGATATCTGGTTCGATAAGAAGGAGCGCAGAAACTATATCTATGCTACTGGTCGTATCGGTACACAGATTCTCGAGGATGACATGTTCCACGCTGCTTATTAATGGAGGATTGAATTATGGCAGGAATTTGCGATAGTATTATCAGTAAGGGTATCGAGCAGAATTGCGAGAACCCTATCGTAAAAGGTTTGGAAGCCGATGCAGTTATCTGTAATCGTGCAGATGTTGATTTCTCTAAGAGTGTATTTGATGAGAGCTTCAAGAATATGTTGAAGACACTTATCTTGAAGAGCGGAAAGAAAGGCTATCCTGTTGTACAGCAGGGTAGCAAACCTTTCACAGGTACAAAGATTTCGTTAGCCACTGGAACGTACAGAAACACGTTCACAAACGAGATTTCTATTGCCGTGCTTGATAATGGTCCAGACGTTGCTCAGAACATCATTGACGGGCTTGCAAACGGCTCATTCGTGCTCATTACTAAGAATGTGCATAAGGGAGAAGGTGGCAAAGCAGAGTATCAGGTATATGGATATTACCAGGGCTTGCGTGCTACTGCTATAGAGAGTGATAAGTATAGCGAAGATACAGACGGTGGCTGGCTTGTGACCTTGCAGGAAACAAGTGCGCCTAAGGCTGCTTTGTTCTACTTTAATACGGACTCAAAGACTACGGAAACGCAGTTTAAGAGTTTACTAACAGAAGCTGGATAAATGGAACTGGACGAAGTGAAAACGAAGATAGAGGAACTGAAAGGGCGCTTTGATGCCCCTTTCGGATCTTCTGATAAGTCTACGATAGAATACCTTTACTACGAAGTAACAGGAAAGACTTTTGTACCCACTTCGTGCCAACAGTGTTACCATGATGGGCTTATAGAAATTTATCATTACATTAAAAAATACGGAAAGATGGCAGAAAAATCAAATTACAGATTGAGAGCTGGTGCGATTATCAATTGCCCGACGTTTATGGGTGGTAAGGTATTCACGAATGATAACCTTACTGACGAGGTTGCAAAGAATTATCTGGAGCAGTTCCCAGATAATGAAGACTTGTTCCAGAAGGTTCCAGAAGACGATCCGAATGCTGGAGACGGCAAAGGCAAAGGCGGAAAAAAGTCTGATAACAACTCAGATGCTGGAGACGGCGAGAAGTAACGATACGAAAGAAGAGCGAAAATGAATGTAAAGACAGCAAAGAAACCACAGAAGCGTGTAGAGGTAAATTACGAACTACGCTTTAAGATGCAACGCTATGGTAGCGATAATCTTTATCCACAGAATATTGTGGATATTACCAATGCGTCTGGTACCGCAAAGTTATGCTTATCTCGATATGAGAAATTTGTAGAAGGTTACGGATTTAACAACGAGGCTTTCTCTGAATGGAAAATAAATCGAGATGGTGTAACTATGGATGACCTTCTGAAAAGTGTAGCGGGAGACCTCACACGCTTTGGTGGGTTCGCTCTTCATATTAATTACAATGTTCTGGGGCAGGTAACGGAGGTTAACTACCTGCCTTTTGAGCAATGTAGATTGGAGGAAACAGACGATGCTGGTGTAGTTGCTCATATCCTTACGCATATTGACTGGAAGGGAGAGAAAACTAAGAACGGGCAAAGGCAAATGGTCATCGATAAGAATATTACTCGTTTTCCTGTATTTAACCCCGATCCGCTGGTAGTAATGAGACAGATAGAAGATTGCGGAGGAATAGATAATTATAAAGGGCAAGTATTATGGTTATCTGTTGATGGGAAATATCAATATCCAACGCCTATCTATGATGCAGTTATTACGGAGATTTCGACCGATGAAGGGTTGGGAAATATTAAATACAGAAATGTCCGTAATAACTTTCTCGTAGCCTGCATGTTGGTAACGAAGAAGGGATTGCCGAATGTTGATGAAAACGGAAAGGAAGTCGAGCAAAAGATGATTTCTGATGAGGACTTGAGGCAGTTCCAAGGAGACACGAGGGGCTCAAAAATTATGGTGGTTGAACTCGAGAATGGAGAGGATGAGCCGAAGGTCGTTCAGTTCCCAGCACGAAACTTTGATAAGGAGTTTACAGTAACTGATGAGAGTGTAGTAGAAAGAATTTATTCGCAGTTTCACCAGGAATTATTCTATTCTATTCGTATAGGTAAGTTGGGTTTTTCTGGTGATGTTATGCGTGATGCGTATGAATACTATGCAGGAGAGGTTACGAACGAACAGAGATTTATCGAAAGAGCCTTTACAAGGCTATTCGCTAACTGGTATGATAAGATGATACCGCAGGATTTCTCTATCAAACCATTAAAATATATCTCTGCTGACAAAAACGATAAATCTAATGGAGAATGAGCATTTAATAACGGTTGAGAGGTTTAAGGAACTTGCTCGACCGACGTCAAAACATATTGATGATGGAGAAGTTAACACGTTTATTCGAGAATGCGAAGATATATATATTATTCCGGCTATTGGTCTGGTACGTTTCAAGGCTTTGCAAGAAAATCCGCACGATGTAAAAAATAAAATACTTCTTGAAGGCGGAGAATATGAAGATAAGGAGGGGACTTTAAGGAAGTGTTCAGGCATACGATTAGCCCTTTCTTATTTCGTCTACGCTAAGATGGTCATGTCAGATGGAGGATTGCTCACCAGAACCGGATTAATGCAGCACAACGATAGCTATGCGTCCAGAGAGGATGATAAAAACAGGGTGAGAATGTACAATGACGCAATGGAGGTCGCAGAGACGTATCTGGGTTCATGCCTGGCATACTTGAAGAGTGTAGAAGGAGAGATCGTAAGGCCAGTAAGAGGAACGAGATTAAGAATTCATGCTATAGGAGATTAAACAAATGACAAAAGTAGAAGAATTGCGCATACTTGCACAAACAATCAAGAATGAAACTAAAGTAGGTGGTAACACCGCTGAACGTGTAGGCAATGCCTTTGAAGGTGTTGCAGATGCTATTGAGGGTGTTGAACAGATTAAGGAGATTGAAAGAGCTGTTGATGCTGTCAAGGAAAAGATGTCCGAAAGTAAGAAAGCTATTGAGGACATGGTGAAAAACCTACCTATTGCGCAGGAAGCTGGTGATAGCACAACTTCTGTGATGTCACAAAAAGCGGTATCGGATGCTATTAGGGGGCTGAGCGACAAGGTGCGAGAAAACGTAGACGCAGTTAAGGCTGTTTCTAAGTTAGAGGAGTCTATTGTTGGAAAAGAAGAGGTTGTTACACCCTATGCATTTACACAAGAAAAAGAGCAAAGAGGACAAATATTTTCTCTCAAATGGACGAATATAGGTGGTGCGTATGTTCACTTCATAATTAACGTAGATGGTTACGATGCTGTTAAATTAATAGGACACTCAGAGAAGCAGGTCAAAGTTGCATTCTTGAAGTCTATTGATAATAAAAGAAACGGAGAGGATGTTCTTTTTGCAGGAGAAAACAAGCTAACTTCTATCTCTGCGAACACAGAGGTTACACTTAAGATACCGACAGATGCGAAGTTTCTTTTTGTCGAGGGTGGTACGATTTTTGGACGTAGCTACTTGCAGTCATTAACACTCATCAAGCACGCTAAGAGTGGAATATTGAAGCAGGTCGCAGCTAACAAAGAAAGCCTTGATAAGGCATTGAAGTTGGCAACAGAGAGCGCACAAGCAGCTGGAACAGCAGTTTCTTTACAGGAAAAGTTATACGGCAAGAAGATTACTGTGACGAAGGATAGTGGTGCAGAGGTAAGAACACGTAAGATAGCGTTAGGTAAATGGGGTAATGATTCGTACAAACACATGTTGGTATCTGTCAGAGGTTACGAAAAGGTGCATTTGGTAGCAAACCCAACAGAGGGTTTTGAATATTCATTTCTTGTTGATGACGAAAATTTGCAGACAACACAGACTGCACCTACATACGCACAGAATTACAGGGGAGAAGTAAAAGCTAAAGCAGGTGAGGACTTTTTCGTTGATGTTCCAGTTGACGCAGATTACCTGTATGTGTTATTCTATAATGAATTTCACACTCCGAAAAACAAGATGGAGCCGTCATTAATTGAACTTATCAAGGAGGGTGATTTTGAGGGGCTAAAAAAGGGAAACTCAACAGGCTACAATGACGGAAAATCTGTTGTAACTCTCGGAAGCTCATTGTCGCAGTGCGGACAGGAATTTAAGACACTATCATGGGTCGAACGCCTTAACGACCTTGTAGACATTAATATCGTAAACTCAGCTAAGAGTGGTGGAAATCTTGAAACTAATATCGACAGTGTATCTAAGGGTGATTTGGTCTACTATGATAGTGTGAAAACGAAAATAGTAGTTTCGAGGAAGTGTAATTGGTCTTTCAAGCCTTCGTATTTCCTTTGGGGCAACGCTGCAAACAGAACGCCAGCAGGAGGTATTAATCTGTATAATCAATTAAAGAAAGCCTATGCCGTAACAAGGCAGCATGGCGCACAGATGATACTCGGAGGCGAGGACGCTTCACTGATTGGTCAGTACGAAAACAATAATCATTTGCCACTGTTGGGTGGCGCAAAGGCTTACGATGCTTGTATCAAATCTTTTGCGAAAGACTTTAACGTTCTTGTTTCTCCTATTAGTGTAATTCATGACAAGTTAACACATAGTGGTAGTTATGGAACGTTGCCTTATAAGGGTACTGTTGAGAAGTTTATGGGTGTTCATGGCGGTTACAGATGTTCTTCGCCTTTCCTTATGCACGCAGACTTGTTATGCAGATTACCACTCTCAAAGAGTATCAAGGCATACAAGGTGAGAGAAACGTACAAGAACGGAAGTCCGTCTGTTACAGACTTGGTATACCAAGGTAACGAGGAGCGTTTGAAGTTCTTTAGAGGTCTGATGCCTGGAACAAACGGTGTTACAAGTATTCAGAAGATAGACAACATGGATAATGGAAGTTTCTCTGTACCAGAAACGGCTATCGCAATGACCGATAGAGTGTACGATAGCGAAACTTATCACTTCCTTAACGGTGATGAAGTTACATTCTACAAGTGGGCTTTGTTCGAGGCTATCCTTGAACAGGTGTTAATCGATAAGTTCTCTTTCAGCGCAATTTCTTCAAAACGTCCGACTGCTGTTTATTACGCTGTCATTAACGAGGGTGTGACAGAATGGAAGTCAGCTAACTTTGACTATTCTGACGGTGTTGTATCATTCACTGCTAACGATGAAGATAGCGTTATTGATATTTCGACACAAGATTTCCGTAAGAAGCACATCTTGCAAGATTACGATAAGGTTCGCATCCTTGTAAACTATGCAGACGAGGGAAGTTGGACGATGGCAAAACCTGTTGTAAGTGGGTATAATGGTTTTGCAAAGTCTGTTCAAGGTGTAGAGAATAAGTTGCGCAAGCATGGCACAGAACTTATGGATAAGACAAGCGTTGAAAGCGGTTGGACGTTCGGAGGTGGCGCAAGTGTAAAGGCTTTCCCTGCTTCAATGGCGAATTATACACGTTACAACGATGTGAAGAAGCACATACAGCTTGAAGTTGACGGTGATAGTTGTAGCAAAACTTTATCAATTGAAAAGGGAGTGTCAAAGATTGCAGTGCGTGTCGTCGCTCAAATGTTTCCTAAGTATGCGACAAAACGCTTCGTTGGTACGGAAGATGAAAACTCAGAATATGTAGACGCAACACAAGCAACAGTTCGCCCTGCGGACTATAATTGCGGAAAGTTGATTGTAACATTGAATAAGTCTGCTGTTCAACACGCTATAATCGACAATGGTTGGTCTGAGAGCTACTTTGAGTTTGATATTGATAGCTCTGATACGGAAATCAGTGTCAAGATAGAGCGTGATACGTTAGTAGATAACAGCTACATTAATCATTTACGCCCTGTAATGATTCACGATGTGAGTGTACAAAAGGTTTGGTAATTATGAAGAAAATTATTAATAGGTTAAAATCAAGCAATCGGTACAAGCATCTGATGGGCGGAATGCTCATCGGTGCTGGTGCTAACAACTTGTATTGTGCAGCGTATGCTGGTATAGGCATCGCAACCGAACCGGAACTAAAAGATAAGATGTGGGGAGGAAAGCAGGATGGATAAAGGAATAAGAAATACACTATTAGGTGTATTAGGTACCGTGGTAGTAGCGTTTGTCGGAGCATGGGTACAGCTTAATTCTCGCATATCTATCTTGGAGGTGCAGGTTAATAACGATCATCTGTTATATAATGAGAATAACAGGAAATCGCAGGATGATATGAAGGATATTAAGGAAAAGCTCGACGAGATTAATGTTAAGGTTACGCACCTTAACGATGTAAAAATGGATAGACCAGGAATGCAGAAAGGAGGTGACTTTTGAAACGTCTAAAATCATTAAAAGAAAGATGGAAGGCAACGACACCTTTCTTTTTCAAGAGAATTATCTATGTAGGCTCTATCTTTAGCGGTGTTGCGCTGGCTATTCATGTAGCATTGGTAGCTGGTAGCGCCGTCGAGCCCCAATGGTGGCAGGATATTTATCCGTATTTAATCGGTATTCCTGCAGGTATGGCAGCGGTTGCGAAGTTAACAAAAGAATAGGAGATAAAAGAGTATGGCAAAATTAGATGTATTAGCACCTTTCATTTTCAGTTATGAAGGCGTTTACGGTAACGATCCTGTAGATAGAGGAGGAGCGACGAAGTATGGTGTTACGATAGGTACTTGGAAGATGCAAGGGTACGACAAGGATAGAGACGGAGATATCGACGTTGAGGACTTGAAGGCTATAACCCTTGATGACGCTAAGATGATTATGCGTAAAAACTTTTGGAATAAGTGGCAAGCCGATGCCATTAAAGACCAGTCAATCGCTAACTGCTTGGTCGACTGGGTATGGGCTTCAGGTGTATACGGAATAAAGATACCACAGGCGAAGCTGGGTGTACTTGCTGATGGTGTGGTAGGTCCGAAGACGATTGCAGCACTGAACAGGCAAGACCCAAAAGAGTTCTTTGTATGGTTGAAAGATAGAAGACGGGAATACCTTCAAAAGTTCGTTCAGAACCAACCTAAGCAAAAGAAATTCCTACGAGGATGGCTGCGAAGGCTGGACGGCATTAAGTATGGTTCGCTCGTGTATAGCAATGGAAAGGAGGTGCGTTTCTA